TGCACCGCCGCCTGTTCCAGCATTACCACCAACCGCAGATGCACCGCCACCGCCGCCTGAAGCACCAGAATTACCATTGTTTCCACCATTATTACCTTCGGATGGTGAATAGCTACCTGCGTTTCCTGTTCCGCCATTGGCAGCACCTTGCGCACCTCTTGCAGCGCCACCGCCAGATCCACCATTATTTCCAGAATTATTATTTGAAGCGCCGCCTCCGCCACCGCCTGTTGAAGATGAAGTATTAAATGTGGAATTACTTCCGTTACTTCCTCTAGCAGTAGTAGGGCCATCACCGCCAGCGCCGCCAGCTCCTACTGTTACTGAATAATTAGTTCCAGTTAAAATAGATAGCGCAGTAAAGTTTCTGTAACCACCAGCTCCGCCGCCACCGCCAGTGTTTCCACCGCCGCCAGCGCCGCCAGCAACCACTAAATAATCAATATCAAATGCAACTGAACGCGGATAATTTTGAGAAGCAATAATCCCGAGTAAACTCATTAGGCAATATCTCCTACAACATACCAAGTATCGGTTGCGACCTTGATGCAAGAAGCGGCTGAGAACTGCGCTCTTAACTTAGGAGTTGTGGCAGTAGCTCCTGTTGATGAGATTGTAGTAGTGCCTGAAGTAACTGCCTTAATTGTGGTCTGACCTGCACCGATTTGAATAACATTGATAACTGTGCCAATTGGAAATGCAACGCTGGCATTCGTTGGAATCTGGAAATCATTAGCACCAGCAACGGACATAGTTACTAATTTGAAGGCATCGCCTAATACAACTGTATAAGTGGCAGTCTGAGCGTTTAGTTGTAAATTAACGCCAAGAGCCCATTCAGGAGCAGTTGCACCAGAATTGACGCGAAGCAATTGACCATTAGATCCAATAGCTAATCTAGCCTTTGCGGTGCTGCTGGTGTAGTAATCAATATCTCCAGCAGTAGTTCCTGGACTTAAAGACTTAACTGAAGTATCAATTGAGCTTCCAAGTGTTCTAATGGCTAAAGCGCCATCCTTGACTAGATCCGTATCGTCTGGGGTTTCCCAGTTGTAATTTGTTGTATTGGCCATTTAGCTAATAACTCCTATCGCATCTTGCCATTCTAAGGTATTAAGCACACTATTCCAGCTTTCTGCTGCATTGACCTGAGCCCATTGTTGAGCAAAGGCCGAGAACTCTGTTGGGGTAGCCAAGAAGGTTACTGATAGGCCCGAGACTGAAGCGTTGAAAGTCCAGCCCTCAATAAAGCCAGTAAATTCGCCACCTAGGATATTGAGGGGCAGGTTGGTAATTCTGACTGGCTGGCCCATAAATATATTTAATAGGGCGTTTCTATCAGCGTCATCAATCTCTGGCGATTGAAGAGCAAAGGTAATCGATTGGAAGGTATTTCTAGGCCAAGCCCTTAGACCAATTAAGCGATCTGCTACATCCTCGACATCAGCCGCGTTCTTTAGATAGCTATTGAATTGCTCGGCAAATAGGCCAAATTCCGCTTGAGAGTCTAAATCCTGAGCAGTATAGGAGTTATTGAAATTGTTGCCATAGTCCATAATTATCTTATTGCTTAAATCGCCTTGGCGCTGAATGACGCCAATGCCGGAAGCGATGGCGTGAGAAGCGTCTAAGTCTGTGTATCCATTGGCTATCAAATAATCTTGGCGATGGCTGGCATCCGCGTAGTTAATATTGCCGTTGGCATCTTCATACATATAACCAAGGGCCGAGCTAGCAATTTGATTAATAATTGGGTAGATGATGCTATCCGAAATCTGACGGCTGACCATCGTATATTCGCCAGCGTCAATTGTTCCAAAGCCAATATTGCCAGCTTGCGCCCAAGTCTCTGTCGCGTTGTAAGTTGCCCAAGTCTCGGCTGGTGGCAATTCATTCCAACTAGATAGCAATAGCTCATCTAGTAAATCCGTAATCTGCGCGCCGTCTAAACCTTCCGCTAAGTTGCCATTAAATATTGCTCTCTGCGTTCTAGCCAAAGCTCCAATGGCCGTAATTCTTAAGCTAGTGATTACTGCGCTAGATCCTGCGCTCCTGACGATTTGCCTTAAGTCTGAAATGCGACCGCCAAATATAGATACGTAAGTTCCAGTCGTATCTTTGACTTCAATAGTTACTGCGGTGTTAATACTGAAATCATAATTAGTGCCATTTGTATTTATTACTTCTAGCGAGCAATACCCTGCTGGAGTAGGTGAGTTAATATCCTGACGGCCAGAGGTAATAGTTAAGTTGCTTAAAGTAACCGAGGTTAATTCGCTGCCATTGACTAGAATCTTCCAATCGGGAGTCCAAAGGGTCATAGGATTTGAGCCGAAGTCCTTAAATCGCCAGCGCCAGTAGTTCCGCGATTAGTGGAGTTGTTGAGCGCCAAGATTACTGCTCTGGTAAATCCTTCTTCATCAATAGCAGATGGGGCATTTACATTGATTATTACATTACCGCGCTCATCGGCCCGTCTTACACCAGCGACATCAAACGATCCTGTCCCTGCTGTTCTTTTAATAAAATTAGCTTCGCTAACTTGCTCAATAAGTGTTTGGCTTGGCTTGGAAATTGCGACATTGCTTCCACCGCCGCCCCCACCGCCACTAATATTAAAACCGCCGCCACCGCCACCGCCTCCGCCACTAGTTCCTTTAATGGCTGTGCCTGCTGTAAAACCTTCTGGCAAGCTAGCTGATGAAACTGTATTGGCGCCAGTTCCTGCTGCTGCTGCTGTTTGATTATCAAATAATTTAACTGCTGCAATAATCGCTCCGACAACTGCCGCTCCAGTAGCAAGGCCAGCTAAAGGATTTAATGCGAATCGGGATGCAATAGCTGCTGCGACTGCGCTATTTCTTAAAGCAACATAAGCAGCGACTAGCCCTTGTATTAAGAGAATAGTGGTTTGAACTCCAGCTGCTATCTTGCTTACTACAAATACTGTTGCCAATACTCCAGCGAGGAAGAATAGTTCGTCTTTCAGCTCAATCACTGTATCGATAAACCCTCTTACCTTCTTGCCCCATTCAACGGCTGTCTGTTGAGTTTCACTCAGAGATTCATCAAGCCCACCAGAACCAGTAAGCCCAGAAATAAACGCCTCAAGTGCTGGTATAAAGTTCTCCAATATCCAAGCGGTTAATTCTTGGACAACTGGGAGCAAAGCTGCGCCGATAGATTCTTTGGCTTCATCAAGGGCTATCTTGACGCGTTCCATTTGTTTCTGTGTGCTTTGCGCTTCATTCTCCGAGAAGTTGCCAAAGGTGCTAGTTAGTTGCTGGAAGGTTGTATCAAAATCTTGAGATTTAAGGTCAGCTGCATCAATGCCTAAGCCCAACTTTCCAAGGGCTGTGGTATTGCCATCATAAGCTCTACCAAGCGCGTTAGTAACGGATTCAAGCGGCTTGCCTGTTGCTGCACTTAAATCTAATGCTAAATTTAGTAGTTTTTGAGCATCTTCAACATCATTAGTGCTGCGAACCAAACGGCTAAATGCTGGACGCAATTGATCATCAGTAATCCCAGCAGCAATTGAGGTTTGGGTTATGTATTTTTCAACACCTTTGATTTGGTCATCTGTTGCTTTAGTGGTGCTGCGTATTGTCTCGGCTAATTTAAGTTGAGCGGCCTCATCTTCGGCTGCTGCTTTAACCGCGCTAATGGCAAATGCGCCAACTGCTGCTCCTGCGACTGCAAAGGCTGCTGCCGCCTTCTTGCCAAATTCTTTAGCGCGCTCGCCAATATCATCGACTTCTTTAGATCCATCTTTCAGTTTCTTTTGAAAGTCAGCTGTATCTGCTAGTAGCTTGAGTGTTAAGGCTCTTGAATCAGATGCCACCGATGCCCCACTTATCTAATATCTTGTTAAATGCTCTAGTCCATTGTGCCACAATATTCTTCTGCTCTTGGCGCAAGGTTGGATAAATAAACCAACCGCGAGAGCCGCGCCCTTGTCTGCCAGAATAAGCAGGGAATTGCTTAAACTTATTTGAACCGAATTCAAAGCCAGCCCAAAGCATTTGAGTATTAGCCCCTCCGCTAAATCTTTGACTAGCAAAGCCATATTTGATTTCGCCAGTAGTGCTGGTCTTAGATACTTTAGATCCGCTAACGATTCGATTAATGGCTTGTTGCCCTTTAACGCGAGTAGAAGCTTTGGCAGCAATTTGTTGCTGAAGATAAGTAGCAAGATTATTAGAAGTCTGGCGAGCCTCGGCTTTGGCTTCATCGCCTAGCAAGGAGAAGGCTTTATACACTTGCCGAAGCTCTGTCCGGTCAAATGCTGCCACTTCTTCAGCCATTGCTATCCATCTCCTTTATCAGCTCGACTGCCGTTGCTACATCGTCCCAATCATCCCAATACTGCATCGGG